CCTTATATAAGTTATAGGATGTCTTATCCTAACTCTTATAAGAATAATATTTTCTTAACTAAATTTGAAAGGGATCATTTTATGAGAGATCATAGTACTAGTGGAAGTAGATCTACTAGAACTGCTAGAACTACTTTGGATTATACTTTTGTTCAAGCATTTCCTATAGCATTAACTGCTATCCCAGTTTCATATGATGAAAGTTCTGTATTAAAATGTAATGTGTCATTTAATTTCATTAGATATGTACAACAGAAAAAACAATCTCTTTTTTCTATCAGTGATATATTAGGAGAGGGTTCTACTAGAGATATGATAGTTAATAGAGATCCTACTCTTGGAGCTCCTGATCTGATCGGAACTGCTGTAAATTTTGCTTGATAAATAAGACACTGAAAGAATTATTATGCCATTACCTACCATTGTTACGCCAACTTATGAACTTGAGTTGCCATCTACAGGAAAGAAAGTTAAGTATAGACCCTTCCTAGTTAAAGAAGAAAAATTATTAGTCCTAGCATTAGAGACTGAGAATACTAAAGATATTTCTACAGCAATTAAAACTGTATTGAAAAGTTGTATTCAGAGTAGAGGAGTGAAGGTAGATAACCTTCCTACTTTTGATATTGAATATCTATTCCTTAATATCAGAGGGAAGTCTGTTGGTGAGGAGATTGAAGTTAATTTAATTTCACCTGATGATAATGTGACTGAAGTTCCAGTGACTATTAATGTAGATGATATAGAAGTTAAAAAGAGTGAAGATCATAATAAAAAAGTTAAGTTGGATGATACTTTAGTAATGGAGATGAAGTACCCTTCATTAGATCAATTTATTAAAAGTAATTTTGATTTTGGTGATGAGGTTACTATGGATCAGTCATTTGATTTGATTGCATCTTGTATTGATAAAATTTATAATGAAGAGGAGGTATGGTCTACTGCTGATTGTACTAAGAAAGAAGTGAAAGAATTTCTTGAGCAGATGAATAGTATGCAGTTTAAGGAGATTGAAAAGTTCTTTGAGACAATGCCTAAGTTATCTCATAGTGTGACCTTCACTAACCCTAAGACAAAAGTAGAAAGCACTGTAGTATTGGAAGGGTTATCGTCTTTTTTCGCTTAGGTATGGTACATATGGATCTAGAGAGTTATTATAAAATTAATTTCGCTCTACTACAGTACCATAAATATTCATTAACAGAAGTTGAAAACTTAATCCCTTGGGAGAGAGACATTTACATTGGTATGTTGAAACAACATCTTGAGGATGAAAAACTCAAGCAACAGCAAGAACAACACTAATGCCTAGCACTCGTCCAACAGTAGATCCTGTCTTAGATATCCTAGAAGAAATGGGATATGATTTTGACGAGCTTGATGGAGATGGATATAAAAGATCAATTAAAGAAGCAATAATAAAATTAACAAATAAAGATCCTAAGGATTCTCGTATAGGAACTTTAATAGAAGAATTAAAGAAAGTAAAAAAATCTAGAAAGATTGAAGTTAAGGAGAAAAAGACTACTATTAAGGCATCTAAATTTCTTCCTGGTAGAGGGAAGTTTAGTGCTGATGATATCAAAAGTAATAATGAAGCAGAGATGGGTCAAGATGGGGGCAAGAAAGATAAGATTATTGCGTTTTTAAATGGAGATGTTAAAGATAACCTAGATGATGTTAGAGATGATTTAAAACAAATTGAAGGTTTAATAAGTGACGGGAATAAGTCTGCTGATGAACAGTATGAAGAGATGCGTCAAGGAATTCTTACTGGTAAAAAGAAGAAGAGAGAAGAAGATTTAGAAAAAAAGGATAAGAAGCCAGGTGATAATAAGATGTTAGATATGATAACTAAACCCGCTGGAAGTTTCTTTGATAAGATAATAAGATTTATAACCTTCACTTTTTTAGGGTCAGTTGTTAATAGATTGATATCTATACTTAATGATCCTGCTCAACTTTTAGATCCTATTAAGAAGTTTTTTAATGCTATTATTGGGATGGTGAATGTAGTTATAAAAGCATTGTGGGATATTACTGGTGCTCCTATTAATTTAATTATAGGTGGTATTAATGATGGAGTTAAGTTTATAATAGATAGCATCAATAGTGTAAGTAGCAAGTTAAATTTACCAGAGATACCTGAATTTAGCATACCTTTAGTTCCTGGTCCTCCTACTATTCCAGACATACCTTTATCTAAAACAGCACAGGAACAAAATGAAGAAGCAGTAGTAGGAATGTCTGGTGGTGGAGTGGTTCCTGGTCCTATGGGTCCTATGGGTGTTGCTGGTATTCCTGGTATGGATGGTATGGATGGATTACCAGGACTTCCTGGTCTTGGTGGTGTAGATGGATTACAAGGTCTTCCTGGTCTTGGTGGTGGAGGTGGAGGTACTGACGCAATCACTGCTAAGGCAAAGACTAAATCTCTTGGAACAAGAACAAAAGATGTTGGTAACTTGTTAGCTCGTCCTTTTAGAACGAAGGAAGATAGGTTGAATGCAGATCCTAGATCACAGTTTGCTAGTGGTTTTAGTGGAGGAGGATTTGTTCCTTATTCTGAATTCACTCTTGGTACAGGACATAATGTTATTAATATTGCTCCTAATAATATCATGGGATATAATAAAGGAGGTAAAGTTCCTGGTAAAGGTACTGGAGATACAGTACCTGCAATGTTAACTCCAGGCGAGTTTGTAATGAGCAAGGGTGCTGTTGATAAGATTGGTGTTGATAACTTAAAGGAGATGAATGCTGAAGGTGGGGGAACTAATAAACCTACAATGATGAAGTTTGCTGGTGGCGGATCAGTACCTGATATTGGTACTCCTAATAAAAAAGGTGGTCCAGTAATTATAATGGGTGGTGGAGGAGGTTCTCAAGCTCCTAATATACAAGCACCTTCACAAAGTCCTGAAGGTGTTCCTAGATTTTCTTCCACTGATCCTAATAATATGAATAAAGTTGTTATTAAATCACTTTATAATATGGTAGGTTAAGATATGTCTTGGGGATCATTATTAAAATCAGCAGGAAGTAAAGTAGCTCAGCAGAGTGGAAAAAAGATTGCGGAAAAAATTACTAAGAAAGTTACTGAGAAAAAATCTAAGGTAAAAGGAAAAGATGTAGCAAAGAAAATGTTAGGAGGTGGAGGTGAGTCTTCTGGAGGAGGAGCATTAGTTGTTAGACCTTCTAGTTCTATAGTTTCTAATCCTGCTGGTGGTTTAGTACCCACTAAAGTTGATGAAGGTGGATCATTAGTTGTTAAGAGTAAGGAAGCTGATGAGTTAGGTCTCACTTCTTTCATGGAGTCTATAACTGGTGTTAAGGAGAGTTTAAATTCCATTAAAGAATCTTTAAATAATAATTCAGAAGATGCAGAAAAAAGATTAGAGAAGCAGAGACTATTAAATGCTCAGTTAGAAAAGGAAGAACAAGAAGAAGCATTAGAGAATAAGAAACCTGGATTAGGTGCAAAGTTATTAAAACCTGCTAAAGGTATAGTAGATAGTTTTTTAGATAAATTAAAAAGATTTTTTAAAGCAACCCTTCTTGGAGTTTTAGTTAATGGTTTAATAGGAGGACAGAGAGATATTGTAGTAACTTTTCTGGCAGGATATAAAGCCTATAGAATGGCTAAGGAGGCTGCTGTAAAATTTGTTTTTAAACTTGGTGGTAGTATTAAGAATGGTCTTAAAGGAGCAGCGGGTCAGTTAGGAAAGACTGGAAAAAATATATTTCAAACACTTTTTAATGTAGGTAATAAATTAAAAGCATGGATAGCAAGAGGAATTAAAACTGTTATAAGGGGGACTGGTGAAGTAGCTAAAAGAACTCCTCAAGTAGTAAGAACTGCACAAGAGTTTCTTAAAAGGGCAAAACCTTTACAAAGAATAAGAGATGTTGGTTCATCACTTAATAAACTTAGAAAAACTCCAATCAAAGAGACTATAAAATCTATTCAGAGTAGTGGAATAGGTCAAAGGATTGGTGGTACAATTAATAAGGTTAGGAATTTTAAACTACCTAAGCCAGGAAATATTTGGAAAAGTATTCAACAAGTTGGAGGTAATATAGGTAGAAGTATTCAACAGAGTGGAGCTGGTAAATTTGTAAGTGGTAAGTGGGTAGAGTTGGGTGAGTGGGCTGCTAAAAAACAAAAAATGATCTTGGAAGGTGCTGATAATTTAGTTAAGAATGGTGTAAAAACAGCTCAAGGTTGGGGTAGGAACATAAAAAATCTTTATGAGCTCGCTAAAGATCCAAAGAAATTATTTGAGGTTGTAAAGAAATCACTTGATAGTAAAATAAAGAATGTGGTGAAAAAGAATCCTCTTATTAAGAAGGTTTTTGAATTGAAAAATATGAAACCTGCTCAACTAAAGCAGGCTGTTGGAAATTTTATAAAAAATCTTGGTAAGAATAAGAATTTTTTAAAGGTAAAGGATGGTTTAAAAGGTGCTAGAAAATTAAAGATTGCTGGACTGGATGCAGTATTAGCTGCTCTTCTAGGATTGTTTGATTATACTATTGCTGGTGAGTCACCTATCAATGCTTTTCTTAGAGCATCGGGATCTTTAATAGGATATACTTTAGGTGCTGCAGCAGGTGTTCCTATACCAGTTCCAGGTGCTTCTTTTGTTACTGGTATGGCTGGTGCATGGGCAGGAGAGAAAGCTGCTGATTTTATTTCTGCTGGATTAGCTAAGACTAAGTTAGGAGAAACTCCAGATGATCTGATGAATGATGGTAGAATGTGGGTAAGAGATCCTTTCAGTGATAAAGCCCAGGCAGATAGAGCAGCAGCAGATGAAGTATCAATGGCTAACTTGGGAGAAACATCTAAGGAGGATGGGAGTTCTATATCATCATCAGCATCTTATGAGGAGGGTGGAGAAGAATCGATTGTTATTGATGGTGGAGGTGGTCAACAATCTGCTCCTACAGTATCTCAAGCTGGCAAGGTTGAGTTTCTTCCTCTAGGTACTAGCAAAGAAACTATAGTAAATACTAATCATGAGGCTAACACTAATGCAGTTCTCTATAAGGTATAAGCATGTCAAATAAATTATCCACAAGAACAGGAGATATAAAAAAGTTTAGCATCTTTCAAGCAAAAGATGGTGGAAAGTCTGTTGATATTCTTGAATCTATTGCTGATATTAAATATTATGAGGATGTATTATCTAATACAATATCTTTAAGTGTTACTATTTCAGAAGCAGGTGGTAGTTTTAATAAAAAAGAGGGTGGATATGTAGGAATTTTAGATGGTCTTCCTGTTAGAGGAGGAGAACCAGCAATAATTATTATTGAAGATCATGATGGTCATAAATTAGAATTTAAGAATGATAATAAATTATATGTTAATAGGGTTAGGAATGTTATTCCTGGTACTCAGAAGGATACATATGTGATAGACTTTTCATCAAGAGAGTTGTTTGCTAATGAGCAATCTAGAGTGTGTAAAAGATATGATGGTAAGATATCTGAGAATGTAAAGAAGATTCTTACTGAAGCTACTTCTGCTGATGTTGGTATAAAGACTAAGAAAAAAGTTAATGTTGATGAAACTTCTCTTGAATATAATTTTATTGGTAATGATAGGAAACCTTTTTATGTATGTACTTGGTTAGCATCTAAGTCTGTCCCATCTCAAGCTGGAGACATAGGAGGAGCAGCAGGGTATCTTTTTTATGAAACTTATGATGGATTTAATTTTAGATCTATAGACGCTTTGTTTCAACAAGAAAGGAAGGGTAATTATATTTTTTCTAATGTAGATACTAATCCTGAAGGATATAAAGGAAAGGTAATAACATATGATATTGATAGAGACATTGATCTTCAAAATAATTTGATGTTAGGAACTTATGCTAATAGAACTTTGTTCTTTGACTTTTATGCTATGAATTATAAGGTAAGAAATTATAGTGTAGATGAATCAGGTAGTTCTGATAATAATAAAGGAGCAGGAAGTAAAGGTAAAATTGTAACTGCAGGTAAGGATGATCTTGATTCTGTTGCAGATGAATTTAGATTACCAATTTCTAGATTAATGAATAAAGTTTTGGATGTAGGAACTCTTCCTCCTGGAAAGGATATTGATGCTCAATTGAAAGCATGGAAAGACAAACCAGATAAAGCTACTTACGATGCTACCAAAACTATGGTACAATCTATAATGAGATACAATCAAATGTTCTCAATTAAAATAAATATTATGATAGCAGGAGATTTTAGTCTCCGTGCTGGTGACATGATTTATTGTGAGTTTCCTAAATTGTCAATAGAACCTAATACTGAGAAGAATAAAAAAAGTGGGGGACTATATATGATATCAAGTCTCTGTCATAATATTACTCCGAGACAAACTTACACTAGTTTAACTCTTGTGAGAGACACCTTTGGTATAAAGAAATTTAAAGCAGATTAAAACTATGACTACCAAAACCCCAGAACATGATTTAAATCATGAGGTTTATATTGATCCTAAAGATCATAAAGAACATATCAATCATGGTATGATTGAATATTCTGAGTCAGATTTAGAGATGCATAATGATGCATTCCATGCTCATAGTGAAGATGAGGTAGATAAGAATGAAGGTAAGATTAATGATTGGCATACTAGACATGAAGATCAACATCTAGAAGTCTATTGTGATAATCATCCAGACTCATTAGAGTGTAGAGTATACGACGATTAATGATTGAACAGGGATTATTAAAAACTCATTTCCTAGGAAAGGATGGATTCATATGGTGGATTGGTCAGGTAGTTGATCAAACAAAGTGGGCTGGCAATTTACCAAAAACTCCAGTTAGTTTTCTTAGGCAACAAAAAGGATTTGACTTTAGATATAAAGTCAGGATCATGGGGTATCATACTGCTGTGCCTGGTGATCTCACTGATGATGATCTTCCTTGGGCATCTGTGATGCTTCCAGTTACTGCTGGAACATCTGGTGGAGCAAGACAAACTCCTCAACTGAGGCAGGGTAATTTTGTGTATGGTTTCTTCATGGATGGAGAAGATGCACAAATGCCTATTATCATGGGCGTGATTGGGTACAACCAATACACTGCAGTGATGAAGAATGTTCCTGATACTCCATTCTCTCCTTTTAGTGGATATACAGTTGATGATACTGTTCCTAGAAATGCTTTAGGTACTACCCAAGAAGAAGGGGAAGGTGTAGCTGAAGATGTTGATGAATCTAAGACTAATAATAAAGAAGTGATGGAGTCTCCTGCTTCTTTAGTGGGCAGGAAAGATGGAGCAAGTAAAGAAGCTGCTGACAATGAAAGCAAACCTAAAATAGTACCTACACTTAGTAAATGCGAACCAGCTCCTCTTGTAGGAATACAAAGAGAAATTAAGAATATGATAGCAGACGTGCAGAGAATACAAAAGACTGCTACTGATTGGAAGACTAAAGTATCAACTAAGATTGATGATATAGATGAAGCAATATCTAAGGTAAAGGATAATGCTACTAAAGCTATTGCTGGAGATGTTAAGAGAATAACTACTGAGATTCAAAAGAATGCTATAAAAAAAGTTAATGATACTTTAAAGGATGCTTATCATGATGTATTCCCCACTGAACTTGGTGAATTAAAAACCAAGGTGGAGGCAGCTAATGATGAATTGTCTTGTGCTTTTAGAAATATAATAAAGAATCTTACTGGTATGATAGGAAATTTTTTAAATCAAATAATAGATAGATTTATTAATACTCCTATGTGTGCTGTTGAAAATTTTATAGGATCATTGCTTGGAAAGATTAGTGGTCTTATAGATTCAGCAATTAGTTCTGTAATGAATCCTATAAAAGGATTACTTGCTGGTATGGGTGTAGCATCTTCTGCTGTGGATGATGTCATGGGATTTGCTACTGATGCTCTTTCACTTCTTTCTTGTGATGAAGATCCCAGATGTTCTGAAGTAAAAGAATGGAATCCTATTAATGGTCCTGAAATATCAGCAACCTTAGATTTATTTACTATAGTTAACAAGGCAAAGCAGGCTGCTCGTTTAGTTAAAGGTTCTGTTTCTGATTTTGCTAATTTAGGAGATGCTATTAGTGATATAGCAAAGAATGCTGATTTTCCTGGTATTTTTTCAGATACATGTAATGTAGGACCAGTATTTTGTGGTCCTCCTACTGTAGAGTTTATAGGTGGAGGTGGATCAGGTGCTACTGGAAATGTTATAGTCAGTGCTCTTACTACTGTGTTGGGTGTAGATATTATTACTCCTGGTGGAGGATATATAGGACCACCTAGATTAAAGTTTAATGATTCATGTAACAGGGGTAAGGGTGCTGTTGGTACTGCAGTAGTAGAGGATGGTAAAGTAGTTAAAGTTATTATGGAAGATACTGGCATAGATTATCTTCCTTCTCCTGATGGAAGTCAGGGAGGAGATGGTAGAACATGGGCAGAATCTGATGAAACTACAGTTAAACGTTCTGATGATACATATGACATGCCTTATAAACCAGGAAGTGTTATTGAGTTAAGTGAAGGTGATGAATGGACTCCTCCTGGTGGTTCTCCTAGAATAGTTACTGGATTTGAAACTGTTACTGCTCCATCACCATTAGATAAACCTGCTAAAGGATCTTTTCCTTATTCTGGAAAGGGAGATTATCCAGTGGTGTTAGAGATAGAGGATATTAATATTCTTGATGGTGGTTTTGGATATGATTGTTCTAAAGATAAAGTGATTATAGAACCTTCTAATGGTGCTGAATTCAAACTTAAGTGTGATCCTTTAGGATCTATTACTGGAGTTGATGTTATTAAAGGAGGTATAGGTTTTAAAGAAGATCCTAAGATTTATATTGAGAGTGATTCAGGTTATAATGCTAAAATGATACCTAATTTTAAAGTAAATAGAGTGGGAGAAGATATAGTCCCTGAGTTAGTTTCTCCTGGTTCCTTTGTTCAAGTTATTGATTGTGTAGGTAAATTCTAATGGCTCAACAAGAAAATAAACATCCATCTGAATTAGGAACTGAGCATGGATGTATAACATTTGGTAAAGTTAATACAGAATCTAATCAAATTGATGCTTGTAAGATACAGAATGGACCTGATGGAGGGCGTCATTATATTAGGATGCAAGAGACTGGGAATAAGAAAGATGGATCAAAGGGATCTACCAGTATAGTATGTCCAGGTACTCTTACTGCTTTGAGTGGTAAGGATATTGTAAATTATCCTAAAAATTCTAAGAAACCTAGAGATATTCCTGCTATGTTTTTTGAAGCAGAGAATGGTGATATTATATTGACAGCACCTAGAGGAAAGATTAAAATAGCAGCAGAAGCTATTGAAATTATTGCTAAGGGTTCTGATGGTAAGAATGGTATTGTTAACATTAATGCTGATGATAAAATTTTACTAGATGCTCAGATAGTTGATGTTCAGTCCAAAGCTTCTACTAAAATATTTTCAGAAGATACTGTACATGTAATAGGTAAGTCTCTTCTGAATATATACGGAGGATTGGCTGACTTTGCTGATGGAACCACTAAACATAGACGTTCTAAGTTATCAGAGAATGACAAAGTAAAATCACAAAATGAGGTTGAAAACGCAAAATGAAATTTGGTAACATTACTATAGGGAAACAACTTCTTGTTGGTTGGGGACTTCCTAAAGCATTAGGTAAAGGTAAGAAACAGATAAGAGGATCTGCTTATGTAGAAGGACCATTACAAGTAGGAAATGACACTCAATATGATAAAGTTGAAGCCACAGTAATGATTGGTGAAGAAGATAATGATGATGCTTTGATTCCTGCTGTTCAACAGGTAATGGATCTGGAGGATGGAGTTGATTCTACTCAAAGACCTTCTAAGTTATCTTTAAAGGTTAAAGGTAACGTACATATTGAAGGTGATAGTAAAAATAAACAAACTCTTAAAATTAATAGTGAAGCAGGGAAGGCTATTGATATTAATGATGGAACTGTTTGGATAGATGATTCTGGTGAGGCAATGTTTGCAGTAGGAACTGATGGGATGACCATGAGTGCCAGATTTAGTGATGCAGATGGAAGACCAAAACCTTTTGATATAAAACATCCTATTAAAGTTGGGTGGAGACTTAGACATGCTTGTATTGAGGGTCCAGAAGTTGGAGTATATTATAGAGGAAGAGTTAGAAATAGTAAGGAGATTGTGTTGCCTACTTATTGGAAGGGTTTAGTTCATACTGATAGTATTACAGTACAACTTCAACCTATTGGAGCACATCAAGATGTTATTATAAAGAGATGGGATGATCAGAAAATTCACCTTCAAGCAAGAGGTGGAATGCCTATTGATTGTTTCTATCATGTATATGCAGAAAGAAAAGATATTAATCCACTTATAACTGAGTATGAAGGTGAGTCTTGTACAGATTATCCAGATCCTAATCATCACTCAGTTCCTTATACAGAGAGGGATTATAATGATCCAGAATATAGAGGAGATAGAAATACTATTACAGGGTGAAGAAATTAATTTATATTGAAGATGATTTTTTAGATGCTTCTTCTTGTCAATCTTTTATTGATTTATCTAAGGCAAATAAAAAAGAGATGCCTTATGGAAGTAAGAAAAGAGGAGGAGATACTTATCTTACTACAGTAGAATGGAAGGATCATACTGCTGTATATCTTGGAGGTGATGTTGAATCAACAGTACCTTCATTAGATAGTGAAGTTGTAATGAGAGTGAATAGTTTATGTAAGACTTTTGATGAGACTGCTAAGTTAGATTATGTGGGTGTAGTAAGGTGGCCTATTGGTACTTTTATGAAACCACATGTTGATGATAATAATAAACACAATCCAGATATATTTGCTGCTATGCTTTATCTAAATGATGATTATAGTGGAGGACATACTTGCTTTGAGCATATGGAAGTTAGACCTCAGGTAGGAAAGTTAATTATATTTTCTAATGCACATTACTTACACTATGTCAGTAAGGTAGAAGAGTCTGAAAGGTTTGTACTTTCTTTTTGGTACAATAAGTCTTGACTATTTTATTAAAGTATGTTATAGTGAATTATTATTGTTGGAAGTCTAATGAGTGACGACCTATTATCTAAGTGTGTTATAGATACCAGTAAAAGAACAGTGTATTTGTATTCAGATGCTGGAGAGAAGAGAGTAGTGAATTGCGATACTGTAGATGAGTTTATGAACGTGCTTAACTTTGTACGTGATAAGGTAGAGGAAGACAGGGTATTTTATTCAGACCCTCTCTGAGGGAAATTCAACTTTTAATTCCAAAATCGGGGCAAAAAAATCTCCAGG